TGCATGACCCTCTAGCGTATTGCTGGAGGTTATCTCGGCCCGAAATTCGGCCGTAAATATGCGGCGGATAGCGTCGTTCATTTGGTTAGAGGCTGTAGTCTGGGGCGCCGGAGCTGGTACGTCACGGCTTAGTGGCTGGTCGAGTGCCGGAGACGCTCCTGTGTGCCGGACAAGGCGCACGTGTGGCATCCGAGTCCACAGCGTTGTGGGTTGGCAATTTGCCAACCAAGAATTGTCTCCAGCCGTTCGCCGACTGAGACGGCATGTTCCGCTGCGATGCGTGCCAGCTCCGGCTCTCCTGCCGTTTGGCAGAACGTCGCCTCTTGAGTAGCGAGGGCGATGTAATGGCGGAGAGTCGGGGGCGTGAACAGGTCCTTTCCTCGAAACACGATCAGCGGCTCGTCAGCCGGGATTAGGTACCCTCCCTGCTCGTGCCAGAATCCAGCATCGGTCGGGCGGAACTTGGGGTCTTGCATGGTTAGGGCCTTTCTAGGTTGGTACGTCACGGCCGCGGTTCTGTCTTGGGCTTATCCCGGTCGGGAACGAATGAGGAAGTGCGTTGCGGTCGCTATGACCTGGACTCACCTTACCACACCCCCTAGCACATTGCGAGTGACTAAGTCAACCACTAGGGCGAATGAATATTCATTCACTCCAGCGAATAATTATTCCTATCGGTCCGAACCTATACTCACCCAGGCCATATCGTAATCGATAGGCTCAGGCATGACCACCGCTCTGGCATGACTCATCACCGCCGATACCGCTAGGTCAATGTTTGCCTTAGCTTCGGCGAAATGTGGTTTCTTTATCATCGCGCCATTCTTTCCCTCCTCGACCTCGGCAGTGCCAAGGTGAGCGAACAGAGCATTAGAGTACTCATTAATGACGAAACGCACGCTGCCATCACATACCGCATCGTAAAAGAGAGTGGTAGCACCTACCATTCGTTGTGGAGATTGTGGAAATTCGACTACCGGTAGACCTTCCGCTGATAGCGCTTGCATGTTGCGAGCCCAACGTGCAGGGTCAAAGGCTATCTCTACCACGTCGTAATAGGCGCAAGCATCTCTAATGGCTTGCTCCACCCTCGACATATCTACGCGCCATTGCCCATCGCTCATTACTGGCGGAGCCCAATGGCCTAAACATTCGACTGTCATGTCGACGCTAGTAGCGGTTAGTCCAGTGGTATCACCGGACCATGAACCGTCCAGAGCAAGACAGACTCGAGCTCCAGCTGGTATCCGTTCCTCGGTCCCTAGTGCTTGGGCCGCCCCGGCCGGTAACCAAGCTTGCTCGGTAGCAGTCCATTGCCCTAGGCGAAATCGCCTAAAGTCATTCTCTCGCATCTTGATTGAATGTCGCTCTAACGCTTTACGTAGTGGTTCGCTCTCATCATATGCGGGATTAGCCTCCAGCCATGCTTTCAAATCTGTCCGTTCGCACTCCGGATCGACTGGCTCATAAACCGTAGCGTGCAATTCCGGATCGGACCCTGCCCTAGCAGTCGTATAGACCTCATACGCTGCACAATCGAAATTGTATCCTGGAGTGGTAATGGCATAAACCAACCCGTCCGCTCTGGCGTCAGTGGACATTAGATAACCGTTGTATACCTCGCGATTCATTAAGTGCAATTCGTCAATCAACACTAGGTGAGGGTTAATTCCCTGACTAGCGGCGAAATTGCCTGGTCTCATTTGTATAAATGAGTCATTTACAGGGTTCTCAATGCGCACCGTATAGATGGTAAAGTAGTCGTCTAATTTCGCTGTTCTAACGGCGCTAATAAGCTGGCGCCAGAACACCGAAGTTAGGTTCTTCTCAGAGTCCGAGACAGCGTATATCTCTCGCTCTGGCAGTAGGCACAATTCGCACAATGCGATCATTACCATCATGGCAGTCTTGCCATTCTTACGCGCTATTTGCGTGTAGGCGACCGGGGGCCTATCTAGGGGATTGCCTGTAAAAATCTTAACTAGCTCCCTACGTTGCCATTGGTAGGGAGTAATGCCGAAGATCGTTTCTAAAAGAGCAATAGCCCTATCCGGAAATTCATCTGGCAGTCCTGACAAATCAAGCGCTAAATCACTCTTCAACTTTGGCCCGGTGCGCGATCCCATGATATAAGCATACTCGACCAGCACCACCCGGACCTGATATGATGGTCGCGTGAGGTGGTTTGGAGAGTCAAATACAGAATATCGAGCGGACCCACAGGTGAGTATCGGCGACCCTGGAGTAGCGGAATTCCTCGGAATAGGTCACATTAACGACGCTGGAGTTTCGATTACAGAGACTTCGGCGCTGGAATTGTCCGCAGTATGGCGGTCCGTTCTCCTCATTTCCGGCACTATTGCTGGGCTTCCGCTCAACACTTATAAGCGTACTGGACCAGATAGTCGCGAGGAAGTTGAAAGTTTCCTGGACAATCCACATCCGGGAAAAATGTCCCCATTTGAATGGAAAGAATTACTCTTAGGTCATTTGCTCTTGTGGGGAAATAGTTTCCTGCACAATACAACGGGTGGCGCAGGTCAAATCCTAGGTCTAATGCCTCTTCCACCTTGGTCCGTAGGCGTTAAACGTGACCGAGAGAGCGGCGATAAAGTTTTCAGCGTAACAGACATTAACGGAGTTCTCAGGGAGTTCTCGTCTGTCGATATTACCCATATTCCTGCGTTTAGCCTAGATGGGATTCGCGGGCTCTCCCCTATCGGCATGGCGCGACATTCACTCGGGGCGGCCAAGGCTAGTGACAAAGCCGCTAGCAGAATGTTTAAGAATGGATTGCTGCTAGGTGGCATTTTGAGTCCTAAGGGCGATGCCCTTACGAAGACTCAGAAAGACCAGGTTTTATCCGGATTAGAACTGAAATCGGGCGCTAATCATGCTGGAGACATTGCATTCGTCCCAGCTGCACTGGACTTTCGACCCTGGACTATGAGCGCGGAAGCTGCGCAATTCCTGGAGTCTAGACACTTTGGAGTCGAGGAATGCTCCAGGTGGTTCGGTGTCCCTCGGGAACTACTTTCAGAGTCCGGTGCATCATCCTGGGGGTCCGGTATCCAGGAGATTGTTAGGGGTTTCGCACGGTTTTGTCTGTCAGGTTGGACTACTCGAATTGAGCAACGCCTATCCATGTTGCTGCCACCAAAACAGTTTTGTGAGTTTGATTACTCAAAGTTCCTGAAGCCTAGTCCAGAGAATGAAATCCGCCTACTGCTTGAGCAAGTAAGTAGTGGGTTGATCACTGTTGATGAAGCTAGGGCGAAGAGAAACCTTCCGCCGTCGCCAGAACTAACCGAAATGCAGAAGAACGCTGGGCCATCGACTCAGCGCCAACCTAGAGAGGAAAACGTTGAATGAGTCCTAAGAAGAAGACTGAAACCACCGATAACGAGGTGGAGGGTTCCGAAGACCCTCGAACGTTCGAGCACCCTAACGCTGAAGATGTGCGGCAGGGGAACGTTTCCGCGGCCCAACTTCCAGGTGGCGGAGGAAACGTTGATCCCGACGAGCCTGACGCGCAGTACCCTCCGGGGAGGGTCGAGACTACGGCACCCAACCCTGAAGCAGTGGACGATCCCTCCTCATTCGTCCCCAACCGGGACAAGCCCAAGACATTTGAGACTACCGCGGCTAACCCGGATTTCGCTGCTCTAACGGCGCTAAGAAGCGACTACACCCACTAACCAATGAACGACGCTATCCGCCGCATATTTACGGCCGAATTTCGGGCCGAGATAACCTCCAGCAATACGCTAGAGGGTCATGCATCCGTGTTCAATAGACTCGCTCCGGTAGGGCGCGGATATGAGGAAATAGCGCCGCATGCATTTACGGAAGTCCTAAGGAGAAATGAAGATGTACGGTTTCTCCTGAACCACAATCCTGACAATCTTCTGGGACGAACTAGAAGCGGTACACTTAAGCTACAAACGGATGAACAGGGATTAACATTGGCAAACGATTTGCCTAAAACGACCCTAGGGAACGACATTCGTATTCTAGTCCATCGCGGCGACCTTACCGGTTTCTCATTCGGATACGCTCCAGATACTAAGTCTGACACTCACAGGATGGCGCCAGACGGTAAGCAGATCCCTACCCGCAATAACATTGAGCGTATGGTCGACGTTTCCTTGGCGACATATCCTGCCTTCGAGGAAGCCGACGACGCTCAATTGAGAGCAATTGATTTTAGCAATATTCGAATTTCCGGCACTCGTCGGGATCAAATGATCCGGGTACGTTCTCGGATACTCCAGAAAGGAAGCTAACCGAGTATGACTATCGAGGAAATCCTCGCCGGATTGCAAGCCATTATTGATGAAGCGGTAACAGATGGGGACAATCCCGTAGAGCGTCCCCTTAACGACGAGGAAGTACAGCGCTATGAGGCACTGGAGGTTCAGCTTGCGACCGCTAGGCGATCCCTAGAGTTTCGCAATCGGCATACCGCCTATATCACCCCTAATCGGAACATGGTTCCAGCCGGAGACCCTAGCATTGTGGAGCGGTCGGACGAGGAGAGAGGGTTTGAGCACTACCTTAGGACGGGTATCCCTAACCAGGATTTGACCCCTTCATCTGGTGCCATTCCTCTGGAGTACCGCGCCCAGGCCGAAGGTACCGGAGCGGCTGGTGGTTTCCTGGTGCCCGAAGGATTTCTCCAGCGGATCACGGAACGCCTGAAGGCCTTTGGCGGAATCTCCGGCGAAGCGGAGCACATTAACACCGGATCAGGCAACCCTCTCCCCTGGCCCACAAACGATGATACAGCCAATGAGGGTGAGATTGTAGCGGAGAATGCCTCTCCCGCTGGCGGAGCGGATTTGGTTCTCGGGCAGAAGACCCTAGGCGCCTTTAAGTACACGTCCGAAGGCGTAGGCGGTAATCCACTGTTGGTTTCGTTTGAATTGGCCCAGGACAGTGCATTTAACCTGGAGGAATTTGTCCAGCGCAAGCTCTCTGAGCGTATCGGACGCAAGCAAGCTAGGGATTGGGCCGTAGGCACCGGAGTGGGCCGGCCCTTGGGCGCCCTTACCGGTGGAACTACTTCTACCGTGGTGGCCAATAACGCTAACGGTATGTCGTTCGCCGAAATCGTCGCCACTACCCACGCGATCGACGTCGCCTACCGCGAGGGCGGAGAGAGTGTGTGGGTCATGAACGATGCAATCATGGCCAAGGCAGAGAACCTTGTCGATGCCAACGGGCGTCCGTTGCTGGCAATGAGCACCGATGGGATCGCCGGTAAGCCAGTAATGACTATTCGAGGTTACCGTGTGGTAGTCGACAACATGCTCCCCGCTACCTACGGGATTTCCGCGAAGACTATGCTTTTCGGCAATATCAAGCGTGGATACATTATCCGTGATGTGAAGGAAGTCACTATGATTGTCTTCCGCGAGATGT